AATGCTTTGAGGGACATTGGTGCATTCGATTGATTACTGATAAACATCGAGATGGCTATTGGACGAAATCAAAGGCAGTACTTAGGGATCGAGGAGTTCATTACAAAGACACAATTCAGCCTCATGAGACTGGATTTAATATGTTGTATAAAAAGATATGAACAAAGTTAAACCAACAACAATTGTCAACTTTATTTTAGACAAGTCGGGATCAATGTCGTCAATTCAAGACGCAACCATTTCTGGCTTCAATGAATATTTGCAGACATTGAGAAAGGACAAGAAGAGCAACTACGAGTTCACCCTGACATTATTTGATACAGATGTTACCCTCCAAGTTGAGGGAGAGGATGTTAAGGATGTTCTTGATCTTAGTCGAGAGTCATACAGACCAGATGGAATGACAGCACTCTATGATGCAGTTTGTCGAACCATTTCAAAGACCAAACCAAAGAAGGGTCAGAAGGCCTTGGTGATCATTATGACAGACGGAGCTGAGAACTCATCAAAAGAGTACACACATTTGAACATGCGAGACATGATCAAAGAGCGAGAGAAGAGTGGGAATTGGACATTTGTTTACCTTGGAGCCAATCAGGATTCATATGCGGTCGCTTCAAGCTTTGGGATCTCAACTGGGAATACGGCAAACTTTCACGCAACTTCAGCTGGAGCGGGAGCAACAATGAGAGCAATGGCAAACGCAACTGTTATGTACTCATGTTCAATGAGTCCTCAATCAGCAGAAGTTCTTACAACAGCAAAAGCAGATATTGAGAATACAAAATAATTATGCAAATCCTAGGAAATAGAGTTCTGGTCTCTCGACTTGAAGAAGAGGCAAAGGAGGGCTTTCAAACAGTCGATGTCGTCGATTCGTTCATTTACAAAGGAAAGATCGAACAAGTTGGTGAGGATCCTTTCGCATTCAAAGGAATGTCGACCACATCTCCTTTCATGGAGAGTGGCTTCCAGCCTGGTCAGATCATTCTATTTGCGAAGTACTCTCCTGATACCCAAGAGATTGATCACGACGGAAAGAAGATGAAGATTGTAAGTATTGATGACATTCTAGCGATTCTATGAGTAAACAAATTCTAAAAGGACACAAAGCGAGACTTAAAGTTAAAGCAGGAATTGACAAGGCGTGCGATGCTGTTCGTCCAACTCTTGGAGCCGTAGGAATGACAGCCTTCATTGAGGTTCCTGGCTTGGATCCAATCGAGTGCGATGATGGAGTTACTATTCTCAAACAACTTGAATTCAAAGATAGGTATGAAAATATTGGGCTACAAATGCTTCGAAAAGCAGGAGTTCGAACCTCAGTCGAAGGAGGAGACGGGACAGCAACGACAACAGTTCTCACTCAAGCACTTCTTACTCAAGCCTTTCAAGAGCTTGGTGAAGATGGCTCGAACAGTCGTGAGATTAAAGAACGCCTTGCAAGAGGACTACAGGAAGTTCTTGGAGGATTAGAGTATATCAAACGAGAAGTCTCTCAGGATGATATTGAAAAGATTGCTACGATTGCTTCGCTGGATCCTGAGGTGGCAAAGCTGATTGCTGAGGTGATTAAAGAAGTGGGAGTCAAAGGAGTGGTCACTGTCGAGAAGGGGGCTCAGCTTGGCTACTCAAAAGAAGTGGTCAAAGGAGCTCGATTCGATCGAGGTCTCATTTCTCCATATTTCGTCAATGATCACGAACATATGCAGACAGTCCTTGAGGATCCATATATCATTCTTGTCGATCGAAAGGTCAGCACAAATGAACAGATCATCTCTCTCCTTAATTCCATTGGAACAGGAAGTGATATCTTGATCATTGCAGACGACGTTGATGGGGTCGCTCTTGGAACTCTTGCTCAGAATGCTGTCAATAAAGTTGCAAACATTGCTTGTGTTCGTAATCCATATACTGCTTCTCCAGCACGAGACTTCCTTCTTGATATGGCAGCTCTTACTGGAGCCACAATCATTTCAGAAGAACGAGGAATGCGACTCGACAAGCAAACCAAAGAAGTTTGTGGACGAGCAGAACGAGTTGTTGTGACCAAAGATCGAACAACCATCATTGGAGCAGTCGAGACTCCAGAACTTTGGGAGCGAATTAAAGTGATCCAAGGAGAGATTGACACCACAACATCTGAATACCAGAAGGAGATCCTCAGTGATCGCTTAGCTGCTCTGACGGGAGGAATTGGAGTAATCCGAGTTGGAGCGTACACAGATACTGAATTCAATGCCAAGAAGTACAAGTTTGAGAATGCCATCAATGCAACTCAAGCAGCTCTTCAAGAAGGGATCCTTCCTGGAGGAGGTCTCGGACTCGTTACGGTGTCAGCAAGTATTCAGGAGCCAATGTTCAAGAGGGCTCTCCTCTCTCCAATGAATCAAATGATCAAGAATGCTGGATTATTCAAGCAGACTCGATTCCAGAGATTGTTTGGGATCAAGCCAACTGTCGAACTTGATATCGTGAATGGGATTGGAATCGACTTCAAGAATAAGAAGTACGTCAATATGTTTGAGGCAGGGATCATTGATCCATTCAAAGTGACGAGGCTTGCTCTTGAGAGTGCTACCGCAATAACTTCAGCTCTTGTCGGAATGGAGACGACGATTGTTACTGAAGATGAAAAAAGAGACTAAGCAATATTATTCAATTCTTCAATGGATTGTCCAAGAAGGAATTGTTGATGAAAAAGGTGAACCTTTCAGCTTTATTGATCGCCCCTTTCTTCTTGACATTCTCTGTGATTGGAATCCAACGATTGTGCTCACAGCTTGTGCTCAGGTTGGGAAGAGTGTCACCTTCTCAATCAAGTCACTCTTTGCCATCAAATACTTGAGATTCAATGCAATCTATACGATGTCGTCTGATGATGACGTTCGAGAGTTTGTGTCTTCAAAGATGAATAAGATCATCCAGGCAAACTATCACGAGTTTGATGGTATGGAGACTGACAACATTGAACGGAAGCAACTCAACGATCGCTTTATCTTCTTCAAGGGAACCAATTCAAAGACTGCTGCAATTTCAACAACTGCAGACCTCTTAATTCACGATGAGATTTCTCGTTCAGATCAGGGAGCAATCGAGACATACAAATCTCGAACTAAAGCCTCTCAATACAAAGGGAGGTGGATGTTTAGCAACCCAGGAACAGAACGGGATGAGCTTGACATTCAGTGGAATAAATCAGATCAGAAGGAGTGGACCATTGAGTGTCCTCATTGTAAAGATCAGCACTTCCTTCAATGGCCAGAATCAATCGATCTTGAGAAAAGGTGCTATATCTGCCGTAATTGTAAGGAGGAAATAGGTGACGATATTAGGCGATCGGGTAAATGGGTCCCTCAGAACCCAGGATCAAAGATCAGTGGTTATCACATTTCTCACTTGATGTGCCCTTGGATCAGTCCTGAAGAAATCATTGAGGACTCAGAAGGGGATCCAGCCTACTTCAACAACTTCGTTCTTGGGAAAAGCTACAGTCCTGGCGATCTTTCTGTCACAAAGACAACCATTCTTGACTTGTGGACTCCTCGAGACTTGAATACAACAGGGAACATCTATCTTGGAATCGACGTTGGAAACATTAAACACTACGTCTTGAGATCAGAATTGGGACCATTCAAAGTTGGAAGGATCACCAAAGACTCTGAAATTGATGACATTATCGAGTTTTGGAAGCCTACCGCTGGTGTAATTGACGCAATGCCAGACAACACTTTGTCAAAGTATCTGATTGAAAAGTATCCATTCATGCGAATGTCATTCTTCCAGGAGAATAACAACAATCCTCAAACAATCGTCTGGTGGGGAGAAGGTGATAAGAGAGGAATTGTCTACTCCCATCGTGACAGGATCCTCGATCGACACTTGACAAACATGATTGAAGCCAAGCATTCAATTGGTTTGAAGACCGACAAAGAGTTTCTCCTCTACATCAAGCATTATGAGACGTTGAGGCGTACCAAAGTCGTAAACAACAAGGGAATCGAGCGATATGTTTGGGACTCAACAACTGGAGAAGATCACTATGTTTTTGCTGATTTATATGCATATCTGGCCCTTCTTGGAAGTGGAGCAGGAACATTCTTTGGACAAGTGACAAAGTCAGACCTTCCATCAGTCCTTGGATCAGACAATATCTACGATATCAGCCGAGCTTTTACTGAAAACAATCAATAATATGGAACAAATAGCAGTTTATATCCCAGACGAAGAGGCAGCTAAATTCCTGCTATTTCAAGAGCATTTTGAGCCTTTCTCAATCATGTTAGATGCCAATCTGTTTACTATTCGCAACGGATCCGCAACACTTCACTTTGACTCAAGTGGAACTCTTCAGGCAATTAATCGATCAGACGTCCTTTATTCCCGAAGACATCAGTTATGAACAGGTTCCACTCTAGCTAAGTTGACCTTCATGTGCTAGACTTACCATAACAACTAAATATCTTCCAAACCCAAACAACGGGCGGAGACTCACAAGAGTTTCTGCCCGTTTTTCATTATGAAAATCGACATATCATCATTCTCAGATCAAGAAAAAAAAGAGTTGGTCAATAACCGATGGATGTCTTCGTCTGAGGTTTGGGATATCGTCGATAGGATCTATAAGCAGAACACTGCAATCTATTCCAATCAGTCTTCATGGCTTGAGAACATCAACTACGTTCGAAAGAAGTGGATTGTTCAAGCAAACAGAATCTTTGTGAACATGGAGGCTGTGATCAACTCTCTCATTGCTAATCCTCCTGGGATCAATATTCTTCCTGCTCGTGATGGAGAGGTTGCTCAAGACTTTGCAAGGAAGCTTGAACGCTTCTTCCAAAAGAAATATCTTGACCTCAACACCAAGGAGGTTATGCGTATGGCTCTTCGAAATCTTTACTTTGCTCGACTTCTTGTCATTAAAGCATTCTGGAACCCTCTGATCAACGACTTTGACTTCCGAGCTCTTGATCCTAGAAAGATCCGAGTTGGTAAGTATGCTCGAAAGGAAATTGATACTGAGTTCGTCATCGAGGAAATTGACGACAACCTCTGTGCTGTCTGTGATCGCTTCCCAAAGAAGAAGGAGGATCTAATGAAGAAGTATGGAATCTCAAGTGAGGCTCAGCTCTACATCAAAAATCCTGATGTTTCATACAAAGAAGCCTGGATCCAAGACTATGTCGTATTCAAACTCGAAGACATCATCCTTGGATGTATTAAGAATCCTTACTGGGACTGGGATGGTATTTTAATTACTGATGAAGAAGAGGCAGAACTCTCAACTCTAGAAGGAGAAGGACGACGAAATAAACTTCAACAGATCAAAGCAGAGCAAGGCACTCGACAACAAGAGATGATTCCTCCTCCAGAGAAAGGTCTTCTTGAAAAAGGAGTTGATGCTGTCAAGTCGTTTGTTGGAATGGAGACTGAAGACAAGCAAGAAGGAGAATATCAAGAAGAGGATCCTCAAGTCAAATACAAGCCTTTCTACTTCAATTACTTTGACTTCCCACGAAAGCCGTACATCTTTGCGACAATCTTCAACAACAAGAACTCGCCAATTGGTAGGACCGACATGATCACTCTCTCATCTCAGCTTCAGATGGGAATTGATAAACGAAAGATGGACATTGATGAGAATTGTGAGCTTGCAAACGGCATCGTCAAAGTCGATGCAGAGGTGATGAGCAAGTCAGACGCTCAACGAATCCGATGGGAGACCAAAGGAATCATCTGGGGCAAAGGAGTCGTCAATGGAGTCCAACGAGAGACAGGAGGAACTCTTCCTCAAATGGTCTTTGATGACATGATCGACTCACGATCTGAGATCGATAACATTATGGCAGCAACCTCAGCATTCCGAGGAGAGCGACAAGGACAAGAGACAAAGGCTGGGAGACTTGCTTTGATCCAACAATCCTACCTTCGCCTCAATGAGTTGGTTCAAGTTGTCGACTTTGCCTATCACGAGATGTTCTCTTGGGGAATGCAACTTGCGAAGACTCGATATACCGAATACCACTATGCAAAATGGATGGGGAAGGAGGGAGCTCGCGAAGTCATTGAACTTATCCAGGACGACTTCGAGACAGGATCTGAGATCACAATCATCGCTGGCAAGACTCTTCCTAAAGATGATGAGTTTAAGTTTGAACAAGCACAGAATGATGTTGCTGCTGGGTATATCAGTCCAATTGACTACCTCGAGATTGCTCAATATGACAATTCAAAAGAACTTGCCAAGAATGCTGTCCTCTATCAGCAGAACCCAATGGAGGCAGTTGGTATCACTCAAGAAGAGATGCCTGTCCCATTTGTTCCAGGTCAATTGACTCCAGAGCAGGTAATGGCTTCTTCACCAGAAGCAATGATGGGAGCACCATCAGCAACAGTTCCTACACAATAGAATATCTATGGGGCGAGCGCATCCTACACGTTCATTAATCAATAATTTGACCAAGCAATTTCTCTCCAGTCGAAAGACCAAGTTGAGAAAGGGGCAGTCGTAAAATTATATGGACCCAGAATCAATCGAAGTCGTTGCCAGTGAAGAGTCAGGGAATGTTCCTGCCGAAGCACCAAGTCAACCAATCGAACCAGCACCTGTTCCAGCTGAACCAACGGAGCCAGAGACACCAGCTGCACCAACTGAACCTGAGCTTTATGAGCTCCCAGATGGTCGAAAGGTGGACGCAGCAACTCTTGCGACCGAATTCAAAGATAATTTTCTTCCAGAATTCACACGAAAGTCACAAAAGCTAGCTGAGTTAGAAAAGCCCCAAACAGATCCTCAACCTCCAAAGAGTCCTTACGCTGATCCTGAATACGTTCCTCAATCATATGAGGAAATCATTAAGGCAGCTGAAGAACGAGCTTTGCAGACACTTGCTCAACGTGAATCAGAAAGAGTTGCCCAAGAACAAGCGATTGAAACAGCAGTTGCAACCCAACTGTCTGAAGTAAAGAAACTTGATCCCAACGTCAATGAAAATCAGCTATTCCTTCACGCAAACAAGTATGGATTTCGAGATTTGACCGTTGCATACCAGAATATGAAAGACATGTCCGCAATCGTTAAGACTGTTCAAAAGCAAACCGCTGAGAACATTCAAAAGCGACAAGATCCTGTCTCAGTATCTCCAGGAGCAATCGGAACAACTTCTGATCCTTCAGCATTTGCAACTGCTCGTGACTACCTACGGAGTCTGAAAACTTAGTAGCCACTTAGCATTAATCATTATGATTTTCAACGCAGCAGTCACGACCACAACTCGTGAATACATTATCAAGAAAGTGTTCGATCAAGTAACAACTGGAACTCCAGGTCTTATGACCTTCCTCCAGAAGCCAAAGGAGTGGACATCAGGAACAACTTATGAATTCCCAATCAAGTATGCAGATACTACGAATGGTGGAAACATGGGTATTGCAGATCGTCTTGACACAGATCGACAGAACGTACGTGTACGCGCTTCTTTCAACCTCAAGGCTGCAAACAAGCCTGTAGTAGTAGCAATCGCTGAAACTACAGCAAACATGGGAGATGAGAAGATTGTTGATCTCCTCAACACTGAGTTTGATTCACAAGGTCAATCACTCATGACTCTCATGGCTCAAAACCTCTATACTGGAAACGGTACTGGAAATGATTGGGATTCACTTGCAAACGCAGCGTCAGATTCGACTCTCTTTGCAACATACGGATCACTCTCACGTTCAACCTACACAGCATGGAGTGGTTATTACCTCGCTTCTACTGGTGCCCTCACTCTTGCAAAACTTGCAACAGCTGATGACGCAGTAACGATCGGAGTTGATAGCCCAGATCTCGCTCTTACAACTAAGGCTCTTTGGTCTTCTTACGAAGCTCTCTTGACTCCAACTGTACGAGCAAACTTCTCAACAGCTGGATATCCACGTATGAATGCATGGGGAGGCGTACCTGCAACACCAGGACTTGGTGGACAGCAAGGTTTCGTTTATCTTACCTTCCGTGGTACTCCAATTGCGAAGGATGAGCAAGTTCCATCTGGAAAGTACTTCCTCGTGAACACTAAGGGATTCGGATTTGTAGGATTCAACTACGAAGATGAAAACATCATGACTGCCAACTTTAAGGCAGCTTCTGATGCAGTTCCAAGTGGTGTTCCTGGAAACGTAAAGTCAACTCGAGGATTCCAATTCCGAAAGATGATGAGTCCAGTAGATCAGCTTACAAAGGTTGGTTACTTGATCTACGCAGGAAACTTCGTAGCAACAGCACCACGCCTCAACGGAACACTCGCAGGAGCATCTTAATAGCCACATAACGCCTTTGACCTCGGGGGCTGACACATAGTCAGCCTTACGGGAGAGGGCCAAACAAGATTATGTACATCGAGGATTCAATCCCAGAAGTAAAATACAACGGACTTTAAACACAGAAGGCGGCCTCATTTGAGAGCACCGTTACCTTTACAACTGCACCAACAGGTCCACAGACACGAACAACAGTTGTCCAGTCGGCACTTGTAGGGGCTACAGTTGCTCTTACGGCAGCACAGTCAGGAGGCGTATTCATCAATCGTTCCACGTCAGGAACCCCATCGTGGACTCTTCCTACAAACGTATCAGGATTGACCTACACATTCTGTTGTGCAAACACCACCGCAGGATTCACTGTTACTGGTGGCACAATCAAGGCAAAGGCGTCAGCAACAGGTGCGGCAATCACAGGAACAACACTTACCCATACCCAAGGAACAGCAGTAATTGGGGACACCATTACTCTTGTTGCAGACGGAACAAACTGGGTAATGGTCGCACAAGCAGGAACATTCGCAGCAGCATAGTTATTAAGAATTGCTAATTCAAATGGCCAAAGGCTAAGAACCTAAGGCTGAAAAAATTATGAACACAATATCATTTCAAAACGTTTATCAAACAATCACACAGCGAGGTGAATTCAAGCTTGGTCAACGAGCTTCTACACCAGACGGTCGTGAGTGGCGCTTCGTTACTTCAACTACACTCGCAAATGGAAACATTGCGGTTCCAGTTGCAGTAGCAAGCTCGGATCTCTACTCATCTTCAACAGATGCACAGGGACGAATTGTATATGCAACCCGAGCTGCAAACTCACTCACCGTTGGTGCTTTCGAGGATGCAATTGGAGTTGTTGATGACGGAACAGGCGTTGGACAGACATTTAAGATTCGCACAAACAGTGCAACCACCTTCACTCTCTATCCAGAGACAGCTCTTGGTACGGCACTCGCAGTAGCGGATTCAGATCTTACCTACATTGGTATGGCGAACTGCCGAGTTGCTGCAGTAACCGACAAAGTTCAAATGACTCAAGGTGGTGCTCAAGTGGCATTCACTTCAGGTGATTATGGATGGCTTCTCCAACGTG